ATCAACTATATGGTCAATCTCCTTTAATGGCTGCTGCGAGAAACTTGACTCGTTCGAACGAAGCCAAGACTGCGGCGGTTGCATCTTTCCAGAATGGTGGTCCAGCTGGAGTTCTATTTATGAATGATGAACGCTTTGACCCTATTAGCGGAACGCAACAAGCACAAGCACTTAAAAGAGCAGTAAGCGAGAAAGGTGGATCAGCTAACTTTAATTCTATTGCGGTTAGTGGTTACAAAGTAGACTGGAAACAAATTGGATTAAGTCCTGTTGAATTAGATATTATTGAGAGTGAGAAGTGGGATATGAAAGCACTTTGCAATATTTACGGAGTACCTTCTCAATTATTAAATGATGCGGACAATAAGACTTACAACAACCAAAGAGAAGGAGAGAAAGCATTAACAGTACGTTGTGCTATTCCTTTGTTAGTAGGTATTAGAGATAACTTAAATAGAAAATTACATAGTGATTGGGGTTATAGAAATACAGATATTTATGTTGACTTTGACCCAACTGTTTATGGAGAATTAGAAGCTAACAAATCGGAGCAAGTAGAATGGTTAGATAAGGCTTGGTGGATTGCACCTAAGCAAAAGATGGATATAATGGGATTAGAGATTCCTGATTACGTTGACCAAGCTGAAATGGAAAAACTATATATCCCATCAAGTTTACAAAGTCCAGATGAGTTCCAACCATTAACAATCCCTGAATAATGATTTGGAGCGACTATAAAAAGTTGTATGCAAACGCATTAAAAACCTATTCGCCAAAGTTCAAGAAAGAACTACAAAGGCAGGTAGATACTTATTGCGATACCCAAGATTTAAACGCTATTAGCGACAAGAAGATAAAAAAGACCATCCAAAACGTTCATATTGCAATGGGCGTTAAGATGGCACAAATTGCCGAGAAGAACGTATCGAAGTCGGTTAAAGGTTATTTCGGTCCAGAGGAGTTCAAGAGTAAGCAGACTGATTTATTTACTTATGTGATGTTAACTTATTTAGAATTAAAAGGCTTAGATAATATAGCAGCAGAGATAACTCAAACAACTAAAAACCAAATTCAACAATACTTAATAAGGTCTGTTGAAGAAGGTTTAACGATGCAAGAAACAATCAAACTATTAAGAACGGCTGGGATAACAGATTACAGAGCAGAGATGATAGCAAGAACGGAAACTGGCAGAGCAGCGAATATTGGCTCAATGGTAGGTACGGCATCAACAGGACTTGTAACTATGAAAGAGTGGATAGCAGCAAAAGATAACCGAACAAGACGAGTGCCACGAGATCAGTTTGACCATTATCATATGGACGGAATAAAAGTAGCATACGATGAAAAATTTAATGTTAAGACTAAAAATGGAGGTTTTGAGCAAATGTTACATCCTTGCGACCCAAGTGGAAGTGCTGGCGATGTTATCAACTGCCGTTGTACGTTAGGATATGAAGCCGTTAGAGGCGAAGATGGAAAGCCAAAAAGATTACAAGATAACCCACCAATGGGAGATATGGGGTTGGTTTGGAATCTAATTAATAATGTGGCTTTAATGCAAATTTCTAATTTAATAAGAGATTTGTTAGCAGATTAAAAAAAATTAATAACTTTGTTATATGAGTAAGATTGAAAACAAAAGCTACAATGATATGATTTTGGATATAGAGCCAGAATCAAGAACAGTAAAAGCGTGTTGGTCAAGAATTGGAAACGTTGATTTGGACAATGATATTATCGTTGCTGAAGCGTTTACCAAGACTATCAAAGAACGTGGACCAAAAGGCAAAAATATGATTTGGTCTTTAGTAGATCACAAAGCTGATATGGCACACACTTTGGGTAAGCCTAAAGAGTTATACATTGAAGGCGATATGCTTGTTGCGGTTACTGACTTAATAGAAACTGAATGTGGCGAAGATGCTATCAAGTTATATGAAGCTGGTTTAATCAATCAACACTCAATCGGATTTAGTACGTTAAAGTCGGATGTAAATCAAAAGACTGGTGTTCGTACAATTACCGAATTAAAACTATATGAAGGTTCTGCGGTTCTTTGGGGTGCTAATCCAGAAACTCCAACATTGGGTTTCAAGGGTGAGTTCAAAGAAACTAAAGAAAATTTATCAATAAGATTAGAAAACTTAATTAAGGCATTTAGAGGTGGTACATTCACAGATGACACCTTTGCTTTAATGGAGATTCAAATAAAACAAATACAAGCTGAATTATTGGCTTTGGAAATTACTGAAACAATCACTCAACCCGCTGAAGCAGTTGAGCCGACACCAGTGGTAGAAGAAAAGAATAATGAAGAAGTATTAAAGGCAATTAAGCAATTTAACAATCTATTTAAAAAGTAAAAATGGAAAATTTAATCAACGAAATGGCTGAGAACCTTAAAGGTTTTCAAGCTAATGCAGAAGCTCAAATTAAAGAGGTATCTGCACAAGTAACTGTTGTAAAAGACGAGTTACAAAAACAAATTGACTCTCAATTAGCTACACAAAAGAAAGCAGCTAAGAAAGAAGTTAAGTTTATGGATGAAGTTATCTTAGAGAAATTAGATGGTAACTTTGAAGCAATGGAAAAGTCTTTAAAGAATAGCGGTAAATTCCGTTTAGACTTATCTGATGTTAAGACAATGACTTTAAGTGGTAACTTAACTGGTGATTCTCAAGCAACTTATGCTCCAAATCCAGCTATCCAACCATCTCAATCTTTAAACTTTAGAGATTTAATCCCTACTGTTAGAAGTGAGACTGGATTGTATGTTTACTATCGTGAGAACGCTGGTTTAACTAACAACATTGCTGCTCAAACTGAAGGTTCTGATAAAGGTGAGAACAACTACTCTTTAACTGAAGTTAAAGTTGTAAATGATTACCTTGCTGGTTTCTCTACTTTCTCTAAGCAAATGTTGAAGTCTTTACCTTTCTTGACTCAAACATTACCAAGAATGTTACAAAGAGATTTCTTCAAGGCTGAGAACTCTGCGTTCTTTACTGCGGTATCTGGTGCTGCAACAGGTTCAACTACAACTGCTGAAACTAACGATTTGTTACAATTAGTAGATTATATTGGTAACCAAAAGGCTGCAAACTTTGTACCTTCTTATGCTTTAGTATCTCAACAACAAATGGGTCGCTTATTGAAAGCAACTATCGCTGCTGGTTACTATGCTGGTGCTGGTAGTGTTATCGTTAATCCTAACGGCGGTATCACAATCTGGGGTGTTCCAGTTGTATCTGCTTCTTGGGTAACTGATGACAAAGTATTGATCTTTGATTCAAGCTACTTAGAGAGAGTTGAAGTTGAAGGTTTAGCTATTGAGTTCTCTTATGAGAATGGAGATAACTTCCAAAAGAACTTGGTAACTGCTCGTATTGAGTGTTACGAAGATATCAACTTAATGTTGACTACATCTGCAATCTATGCTGATATGGGTAACGTAGGTTAATTCTAAGGATTAGTAAATAATGACCCCTGCCAATTTGGTGGGGGTTTTTTATTGGAATAAATTAAGTAATTTTGTAAAAAAAGGGTATGTCTTACAATAATTATATTAATGACTTTAGTGCCGTTCCTATCGCACCAATAGTTGAACCAGTTACTTTAGCAGAAGCAAAATTATATTGCCGTGTTACTACAACCGCTGAAGATACTTTGATTACGTTAATGATTACACAAGCAAGGGAAGCTATTGAAGTGGCAACAGGATTGAGTTTAATACCAAAAGACATAACTACTTATTTTAACAATGTAAGTGGCAATTTTGAGATTCCTTTCGGACCAATTGACATTGATACGTTTGAGTTGTTTGATATGGAACAAGACGGATTAGAGGTTACAACTCCTAATCTACAATTGATAGGCAATGAGTTTCCTAAATTAGTTTCACCAAGATATGCGAATTTAAAGGCTACTTATGAGGCTGGCTATACAACTATCCCTAAAGACCTTAAGTTAGCCATATTAGACCAAATCTCTTATGACTATGAGAATAGAGGATTAGATGGCGATTCCGGTATTTGTGAGAAATCTTGGAAAGCGTGCCAGAGATGGACAAGAATAAGCCCAATTTTATAATATGAAGTTAGGAAAAGCGAAAGCAAATTACGTTGATGCTAACACGATGACTCGTGAGGTTAAAATCTATGCTGCCACAAGAACAAGTGATGGTCAAGGTGGGTACACAACCACGTTTGCCCTACAAAGCACTGTTTGGGGTGATTTAAGACCAGATAATCAAGTTCGTGAGATAGGTGAGTCGGAATTGCAATTTGACCAAAGAAATAGGCTTTATATTCGTTTTGGAGCTACTATAACAGATTCGGATGAAGTAGAGGTTGAAGGCGATAGGTTTACAATACATTCCATTAAGAACGTAGAGAACCAAAATAGGTTCTTGGAGTTAATAATTTACAAGTAATGGCATTTGGTATTAACTTAACAGGAATAAAGGAAGTTGAGAATGCTTTAAAAACAATGGATAAACATTTAAGGCAAGATGTAGGCGATGAAATTAATTCATCTGCTTTAAAGATTATGAGTGATGCAAAGCGACTTGCACCTATTGATTTAGGCTTTTTAAGAGGTCAAATATCTATTGAACCTGTAAATGATTTGACATACGAGGTAGAGGCAAAGGCTAAATATTCGGCTTATATAGAATTTGGAACAGGTGGTGAAGTTAGGATTCCAGCAGGATATGAAGATTTGGCAAAGATATTTAAGGGTAGAGGGGTAAGAACTGTAAACATAAGACCACAACCTTTTTTGATACCTTCGTATGAAACGGAAAAGCCAAAATTAATTGACAGACTAAAAAAATTGTTAGATGCTAAATCCTAATATTGAAATAAAAAAGTGGTTTTATACTAACTTGACAAGCGCAAGTGGATTGGTTGTTTATGATGGTTTTGCTCCTGAAGGTGCAGGTAATGAGTATATTGTTTTAACTGGTAGGACATCAACACAAGATCAAGGCAAAGAAGGATATACAAATACTATTAGCATCACAGTTGATATTATTACAAAAAATGCTAACTTTGGTTATAAACGTGCTGAAACTATAAGCGACTTAGTCTTGACTGCAATCAATTCGGACACCAATATTACTTTGGCAAACGGATTTACGGCATCAAGTTTAAGTGTTGAAAGTGTAAGAAACTTAGACGGCTTAAACCCTTTAGATAACGTTTTTAGAGTATTGATAACTTATAATATAATAATAACTCAAATTTAAAATTAAATAAAATGGCAGAAACAAAAGTAAGCGGTAGAGATTATATCCTCTTAGCTGACATAAACAATGATGGTACATTCAAGCCTGTTGCTTGTTTGACTACAAACTCTTTAACATCAACTAATGACACAATAGATGCAACTTCTAAATGTGGCAACGAGTACACTCCAGCACCTTCTTTTTCTCAATCTTTTGAGTGTGAAGGTTTTGCAATTGATGAAACAGGTACACCATCTAAAGATAGCTACCAACAATTATATACGGCTCATGCTGCTAAAACTTTATTCGCAATTAAGATGGGTAAAGCAACTCCAGTAGCAGGTGATGTTTATTATGGTGGTGCTGGTTCTTTAGTGTTTATTAGCGATTTCGGTGTAACTGCTGATGATAAGGATGATGTTAAATTTACTGCAACTTTTGTGGTAAGTGTTCCTCCTATTGCACAAACAGAACAATTATAATAAATAAAAAACTATGTACGAATTAAAGACTGACAACAACACAATCCACCTAAAGTGGGGAACTTGGGCTATGAAAAGGTTTTGCGAATTAGAGAATAAAAATCTAATGCAGCTAATTGAGGTTTTATCTGGAGGGGTTTATGACTTAGATACAATCGTTCATATCGTACAAGCCGCAGCAGAAAGTGGATGCAAGAGCCTTAAAAAGCCTATTGACTTTGATGAATTTGAGGTGTGCGAATGGATAGATCAAGTTGGTGGGTTATCTGCAAAAGATGGACAATTGGTTGAGTTTATGAGATATATGCAAGACTCAATGACTCCAGATTTAAAGCCAGAAAAGGAAACGGACGAAAAAAAAAATTAGGGTTTTATAGTTGGGACTCAATAATTATTCTCGCTATTGAAGTTGGCTTAACGATTAACGAGTTTTGGCAATTGACGTGGCGAGAATTTTTGTTGTATA